CTCGTAGATGGCATTAGCAACTTGAGCGCGCAATGATAAAGCCTGCGGTGGTAATGATCCGTCAAAAGTCTCGTAATCCAAATCAAAGAGATTACAGCCATAAGACAAAAGACGCTGTGCCAATTGATCCCATTGAGGCGAAAAACAATTAATTCCCGCAGTACTCGAATGTTGCAAACACGTTTCAAGAAGCAATGCATGAAAATGTAAGTTCAGTCGTCGCGAACACAAAATGCGCACAACCTGAGCAACATTGAATTGGCGAGTTTTACCCAAGCGAATCTTTTCGAATTTTCTGCGTTCAGTTTTGAGAGTGGCTTTCCAAATATGATCCAAAGGTTCACCGCTCATTAGTTTGATCCAAGCGGAGTCCAGAACTTTACGGAAACCAATAGTGGGGACGAAATGACCAGGGGTGTCCTCCTCAAAAAGATGACGTTTCCCTTTACCAGCTGTAGATGTAAAACCAAAACCGGGCGAAGTGGATAAATTCAAACGTTCAATATGCGGATTACCGGGAATTCCATTGATAGCCTCGTCCAAAGTTAACACACGAGGTTTTTCCTTGAAGACACCTTTGAGTTCAGCAATTTTGCCCTCCAAATAATCCTCAATGGTACCAGGCGGCAAAGCTTTCTTTCCCATCGCAACCTTCGCATGTGCCCGTTTCAATGGAGACGTCCCCAGAACTTCAGGTTCTTGGCGTTCATCAAAGGGCGATAAAACGCTATTATCAGTTATAGGTGGCGCAACCATCCCCATAATCGGACTAGGTTCGTAGCGATGCTTGGTGGGCAGACGCACGGCTTTAGGCAACTTGCCTTGCGTCCAAAGCTGATGAGAAGGTGTATTATAATCCCAAGCCGAAGTAGCTTCAGGATTATTATCGCATTGTGCTTCGCCAGGAACAATATGTGGTTGAAAATTCGGACGTAAGTGAACAAAATGCTCAAACACTTCATTAACTTCAAGCTCTGTTATTATTTCTGCGTAACCACTTACGCCCCATGATCCAGTATGAATGCCACCAATACGCGTAACGCTGGAGGTATTCCATTGTGTACTCATGTTAAGCACAATGGGCAAACCACACTGTCCGTCAACTCCACGATGTCCAGGATATTCGAGGCCTTCATAAATATGATAAAGTCCATCAAAATGCCGATAAGTCTTAGTAGCGTTCTGAACGCGTGGCAAGTTAGTCGCACCGGTCGGGGTTATCAAAACGCCAGCGCTGGAAACATATTCGTTGACTTCACTGATGCGGAAGAAGTGAGGACGCAAATCTTTAAAAAGTGGCAACATAGTAAAAGGGACACAATATGCAGCCAAATCACGCGCAGAAACAGATTCAGTCCCATCCACTTCCATACGTCGGTGGAAAACAACCAGACGGTTCGGTTCAAAAACTAATTCAACCTTCTTTCCGCGCAAGATAATATCAAATAACTCACCGGGTTCCATATCTTTGAAGAAATGACCTGCAGTGACGATGATATTTTGCCCAGGACTGAATGCGTGCATTTTAGCCCGGGAACTAGACAACCCAACCACATTACCTCGAAATTTATCAAGCAGTGGATCAGTCACGTTCCCAAAAGGAATTTCTTCAACGAGACCCTCCACCCGTGCCTGAGGGCGTCCCAAGATAGTATAACGCCGATCGTAATTACGTCCAACACGCGCCTTACGTTGCAAAGTTTCGCCATTAGATGGATTAGCCATTTGAGGTTGACCAACTTCTTCAGATTCATGTTTGAAGAAAGTTACAGCTATGGCAGTAATAACGCCAACAACGGACAAACAACCAAATATAGATAAGGCTAATGGCATGTGTTCCGATAACCACGCAGAAGCACGACGAGCTAAAATGTCAAAGCGCTGTGCACCAGACAAGGCTTCGACTTGTGCGTACTCAGTACCCGCACAACATTCGTTCCACGCTTCAATGAGAGTTGCAAGATCAGTGGTTTCATAATGTTCATGAGCATGCCAATGAGTGCGTAACAATTCTGGTAAAGCCAATAGCGTAATTTGTTGTTCAGTAGAGCAATATTCGGCAACATCCATAACTGGATGTTTAAGGGTTTCCAAAATTTGTCCACGTAAGACATGATCATCTTTGCAACGCGCCAATAAAGGACAAGG